AGCGGCCACTATTGCATCGGATAAAACACTACAGGGCCTAATGAAAGACAGGATTCTAGTCGAGGCTCTCTTCCCGGATGCAGATCGCGACCTCGGGAAGGAAGACCTTGGTGAGGTTTCACCTGAGGATCTTGACGAAGCCAACAAGCTTCTGATTGACTACATCTGGTCAAATATTCAGACCATGCAGAACACCTCAGCAGCCGTTCCCGGTTCTCCTCCAAGGAACATTATGCCTCAAACTGATGACGTAGACTTCCAGACGCCACTCACTGCTGGTGACATTGACGTTGCAGATCCACACGCACCTTCTCCAACCGCTGAGTCATATCGTCGGTCGGAAAGGGTTGTCGTTGAAAGATGGATGAAGCTAGCAGGAATTCTAAAGGGCTGAAACCTTTTCCTTCCACCGTTCCTCCGCCTACCTATGTAATTGAGACAGGGTAGGCGGAGGAACGGTGGCTTCTTTTTCTAACACGGTTGCACCCACACCATATGGGTTCTTCGACTCAGACACATCATTCGTGTCAGAGGCAGATTCCTTGGTGACGTTTGTCAAAAGAAAGCTTGGTGACGATGTGCTCTCGGTTGAGCTCACCAACAAGATGATATGGTCCTGTTTCGAAGAGGCCTTTCTTGAGTACGGATCTATAGTCAACCAGTACCAGGCAAAGTCCCAGCTTTCAAACCTACTCGGTGGAGAAACTGGAAACCTGAATGAGGCAACTCAAAAGTATCCGAGACAGACTCTTGAATTTGCCCTCAGAATGGCTGAACCTTACATCACAGCTGCTGGTCTCGGAGGCACGTATAACACAGTGTCAGGATCGATAGACCTTGTTGATGACAGGCAGGATTATGACCTGTACACGGATTTGAAGGACGGTGCAGGAGTCCCAATTGTGAGCTCATCCCTGAACCCGTCCCGTGGTAAGATGAAGATATTGGAGGTATTCCAGCTCTCACCGCAGGCCGCTTACCGATTCTTTGATACGACCTCGGCAATCAACTACCTCAACAACGAATTCAGCTTTGAATCTTTCACACCTGAGACGGTCTTCTATATCCTGCCCGTCTTTGAAGACGTCCTCCGCGGTGGACAGATGAGCATGTCGAACAAGGTCAGGAGGTCTCACTATTCCTATCAGGTTGTTGGTACTAAGATCAGGATATTTCCAATGCCTGTCACAGACAGGCCAAATTCAAAACTGTGGATCAGGGTCGGGTTTGGCCAGGACCCGCTCAATCCTAACATAACAGACAGTTCAATCAACGGGGTGAGCAACCTTGCGAATGTGCCTTTCGGTAACCTCACTTACTCTGCAGTGAATTCCATCGGAAGGCAATGGACAAGGCAGTACACAATGGCCCTTTGCAAGGAAGTCCTGGGCCTCGTGAGGTCAAAGTTTGGAAGCGTCCCAATACCCGGCGCTGAGCTCCAGCTAAACGGAGCTGACCTGATATCACAGGGGAAGGAAGAGAAAGACAAGCTTGTGACCACTCTCAAGGAGATGCTGGATTCAATGACATATGACAAGCTCATCGAATCTCAGGCAGCACACATGGACAACCTACAGAAGGTGCTGAGGGGATCTCCAATCCCGGTCGGCCGCGCAATCTTCATAGGGTGATGCATGGCAAGGCTGTTCATCACGTCTAGAGAGCTCAACCTGATCAGTGACATTACCAAAGAAGTCATAAAGGACGTCATCGGACAGAAAGTTTTCTACTACAAGGTGAGAAGAGAGCTCAGCAACGTCCACGATGTGTACCAGGAGTCACAGAATAAGGTCTTTGACCCACCAATAGAGCTCGATGCCCTTGTTGAATGGCAGCCAATGGAACAGAGGACGAATAACTTCGGAAGTGAACTGTACTCCAGCGTCACGGTCAACATTCATCAGAGAGACATCTTAGACAAGAATGTTGTGGTGAAGGAGGGAGACTTCTTTTCCTACGGTTCCACCTTCTATGAGGTGACAAGCGTCATACCCATATCGAAGATATTTGGTCAGATAGAGCATACAACCGGCCTCAAGCTCACAGGCAAGCAGGCAAGGGAAGGGATCATCAACAAGTTTCCTCTTGGTCCGACCTCAGAGGCTTTCACTGAAGGTGATGCCGTGCAGGACACGTTTGTCCAGCAGAGGGGCTTCTCTGTCAACGCACAGGGAGAGACCAATGATGTCAGGGATCTTCGAAAGAATGGGGTGCTGCAGGATCCTGTCACAGGTCCGAAGGAAGTCCTTCCTGACGGAGTGTCATCAAGTTTCTACGGTGACGAATGACTACAAGATATGACAAGAAAAAGGACATTCCCAATGTTCTTCCAAGCGGATATGAAGGATCGAATACCGCACCTGAGAACACGGTCCCATCCTGTGGCATAGAGGACGTTGACAGGGCGTTTTTCTCACTTTTCAATGAAAATCTTCCCATGGTCTACAGGCTTGGAAAAGAGAGCGGAGACTTGAGAAGAATCCCAGTCGTATTCGCAAGCGGTGAGAGGTTTGCCCTTGCATCAAAGAAAGAGCCGTTACGAGACAAGAACAACACCTTGATTCTTCCCCTCATATCGATCGCCAGGTCAGGTGTTGAGCAGGAGAGCACAAAGGGAATGGCTCTCTCTGACCGCTACAACGAGATGGTCATCAAGAGGGAGATCAGCAAGGAAGACTCAATTTATCAGAATCTTGCAAACCCTCACGGATTCAAGAACGTTCCAAAGCCGGGCAAGGGAAGTGACTATTCCCGGACAAGAAGCTACGAGGAGTCAACAGGAAGGTACCTCGATCCCAACCTTGGGAAGGGCCTCTACGAGACGATAGTGATTCCAATGCCCAAATACTTTACCGTAAAGTATGAAGTGACATTTTGGGCGCAGTACAACCAGCAGCTCAATGACATGATGACCTGCCTCATGGGAGCATATGTCCAGCCTGGCAACAGGACAGTCAAGATAGAATCCAATAAGGGTTACTGGTTTGTTGCGTACTTCGATGCCGCATTCTCGAACGGCAGCAACTTCGATTCTTTCACTGACGACGAGAGGCTCGTAAAGTCAAGCATAACCGTCGAAGTGCCAGCATACATGATCCTTCCAAGTTTTCCAAACTCACCGAACGGTGTGAGAAAGTTCGTGTCAGCTCCCGTTATATCATTCGGATATTCATCTGATGAATCAAGTTCACCACAGGAGACACTCCTGAAGAGTGGAAAGGTAGATCCATACCTCCTGTCATCGGTTTCAACAGAAGACTCCCCAGTTCCTGGAATGTCAATAGGAGAGTCAGGTAAGGCCCAGACCGAGTCTATGGCAGGTGCCTATCGTCAAGGTGCAACAACCTCAAACTTGAGTGTAAATGACAGTGCAGTTGGAAACGTGGGATCAAATTTGAAGAAAAGAAAGACCACACAGACCTACGATATCGACCCAGCCACAGGTGAAAAGAGAGAGGTTCGTGTATATGTAAGCACAGTAATTTCTAGCAAAGGCGAGCAGGTTTTTACTTTGCAAGATCTTGGTAAGATTTCCTGATTGTTTGACCTGCTCCTGATATTTACAGTAGATTGGAATCCTAAAAGGAGTGAATGATGGCAGAGTCCACCTTTAGATCACCTGGTTTCTTTGAGCAGGAGATCGAGCTTGTCCCCGGGGCTGTGCAGCCCTCAGGCGTTCCTGGAGGAATCGTCGGAACAGCAGAGAAGGGTCCGGCCTTCGTCCCCGTGACCGTTGCAAATTACGTTGACTTTGTTGCCAGGTTCGGTGACCTCAACCCAGAGAGGCCTGCAAGTTATGCAGCGCAGCAGTTCCTTGCCAACAGGCAGGCCCTCACCTTCACCAGGGTCCTTGGGGCCGGAGCAAACTCGACCCTTTCTGACATAAGCGACACCGTCGCGAACGGAACGGTGAAGAATGCAGGTTTCAAGGTCACTTCGGCTGTGTCAAACCTTCCTTGGGTCCAGCATGACGGAGCTGTTCAGTTCCTTGCTGCTCGTCACTTCATCTCAGCGTCAACTGATGGTCCGTCCGAGATGGAAGGCTTCCCGGTTTTCACTGACAATCCAAGCTTTGGAGTCACTGGTCTTTCTTCTGACACGGTTCACGTGGTCAGGGCCGTACTGTTTGCAGCTACCGGTTCAAAGGTTGGAATTGCACCATACAGCACCACTGACTTCAGTGGCCAACTGGCGGATGGAGCATTTCTCGGTCCGGAGAGCCTCACCAATGGCCTGGACAGGAAGTTCAAGGTTGTCATATCATCGTCACTCGGTTCGACATTCTCGAAGGACGACGGTTATCCTGGCCTTCGGATCCTGACGGCTTCCCTTGACCCATCAGATGACTCTTATGTCTCAAGGATCATGAACACCGATCCTGACCTCTTCTATGCAAAGCAGCACCTTCTTTACCTTGAGTTTCCGGTTGAGAAGGAAATAGCACCAGTCCAGACCGGTTCGGCTACTGACTACACGGTTGCAATACTCTCAGGAAATGACACGTGGAGAGACACTTACGGAAGGTTCGACACGAGGTACACGACACCTCGCACTCCTTCAATCATATCACAGCCATACGGAACATTCGAGTATGATCTCTTCCACTTTGAGACCATAAGCGACGGTGAGTATGCAAATGACAAGTTCAAGGTCTCGATATCGAACGTCCAGGCAAGCACCGATCCTGCCCAGCCGTACGGAACCTTCGATGTTCTCCTTCGCAGCTTCAACGACGATGACATTGAACCTGTGAGCCTTGAGCAGTACATTAAGGTGAGCCTGGACCCGAGGTCATCAAACTACATCGCAAGGATGATCGGTGACAAGAAGGTCACATATAACTTCGATGCAGACCAGACTTCCGAGAAGAGAATCGTTGTCTCGGGCAAGTACCCAAACAGGAGCATAAACTTTAGGGTTGTAATGAATCCTTCCGTTGAGAGCGGAGGAATTCCGAAGGATGCCCTACCGTTCGGATTCAGGGGAATTCCTGTTCTCAAGACAAATCCAGCTCTCACAGACGGGTTCGACAGCACTCTCACCTTCGGTGGAAAGACATTCACAGGATCACCCAGGCTTGAGTCGAACCTTGGTTCCTCACAGGCCACCACCACAATAACCGGTTCCATCATTCCTCCCCTGCCATTCAGGTTCAAGGTGACTCGTGGAACAATGAACGAGTCGTTCCCCAACATCGGAAACCCAGGAATCAATGAAAGGGCCGACGCAAGGTTCTTCTGGGGTGTCAAGTTCGATTCCGTCCCGCTCACCGGATCGGTCAATGATGCCATCCTGAACTCAAACATCGGCACCCTTCAGAATCAAACAGTTAGAAATTACACCAAATTCCAGGGAATATCGAAGCTCGGAACTCTCTTGGATTCCTCTGAGGCCGATGCATTCAATGCCAACAAGTTCACGATGGCAAGGGTGGCCCTGAGCAACAGCTCATTCACTGAGGTGACAGGAACTGCCGCAGCGCACATGAGGGAAGCCGCATACATCAGGAACGCAGCTCCAAGCCCGGTCGATTACAGGATCTCAGTGAATGGAGTCAATCGAGTGTCGATGGCTACTTTGATAGCTTCTTCCTCGCAGGTGTTCAATAGGTTCCAGAATTACAACAAGTTCTCAACCATCTTCTACGGTGGATTCGATGGCCTGAACATTCTTGACCGAGACAACCGTCTCATGAATGATCGAGCATCATCAACCGAAAGCGGATACAACGGTGTGAACGGTAAGGCAAACGGAATCGTTGAGCAGGGACTCAAGGCAAACGCCGCAGGAACAGGAGTAAACAACAACATCGTCTCCTCCTACCGTTCAGCAGTCGACATCATGACCGACGAGTTCACGACACGGATAAATCTACTTGCAATTCCTGGAATCAGGGAGCCGCTGGTCACGAACTATGCAGGAGCCGGATGCAAGAATTACCAGCTTGCAATGTCCATCAAGGACATACCGTCCTATGATGACAATGGATTCAGGATATTCGATTCCTCAACAAGGAAGCCAAACATAAGGCAGACTGCAGAGGCTCTCACATCCACCGGCGTCGACAATAACTACGAAGCCGCATACTTCCCAGATGTCTATCTTGACGACTCGGTGAACCTCAGGAGAGTGAAGGTTCCTGCTTCTGTGGCGGCCCTCGCAGCAATATCATACAACGATAGGACGTCTTTCCCGTGGTTTGCTCCGGCAGGTTTCAATCGAGCCGCACTTTCCTTCGTGAACAACGTGGCAGTAAGGTTGAACCAGTCTGATAGGGACACCCTCTACGACAATAGAATCAACCCAATTGCATCATTCCCACAAGGCGGTTTCGTGATCTTCGGCCAGAAGACACTGCAACTTGCGAGGAGCGCACTTGACAGAGTCAACGTTAGAAGGCTTCTTCTTGAGGTCAAGAGGATCGTCTCTGATGTTGCAAAGAGGCTCTTGTTCGAACAGAACAATTCAACAACAAGGTCAAGATTCCTCAACACAGTCAACCCACAGCTCGCCCTAATCCAGGCCCAGGCAGGAATTGAGCAGTTCAGGGTCGTTATGGATGAATCAAATAACACCGAACTTGACGCAGAACAGAACAGGCTGAATGGTAAGATCGTGATAGTCCCAACAAAGACCATTGAGTTTATTGCGATAGACTTCATCATAACACCTTCAGGTGTTTCGTTCGAGTGATAGTTAGGAAAGACAGGAGAATTCATGAGTTTCCAGTTCCAGAGCCCAGGCGTTGCTCTAAACGAAATCGATAGATCAGGTACCCAACCCGTTCTCCCGCAGGGAGTTCCGGCTGGCGTGATTGGCACGTCTGTGAAGGGTCCCGCATTCGTTCCAATCACAGTCGCGAATATGTCACAGTATGTTGCGGCATTTGGTCCGACTGACGGTGAGAAGTTTGGACCACTCGCAATGAACGAGTGGCTCAGGAATGCAAGGTCAGGCCTGTTTCTAAGGGTTCTCGGTGCAGGTGATGGAAATGCCAGGGTGACATCAGGTCTAAACCCAGGCAGGGTCACAAACGCAGGATTCATAGTAGGCGATCGTCAGGTCCAGCAGAACGGTCAGCTTGGCTCTAACCCTTATGCGCTTGGACAGTACCCAGGAAGAACCTTCTTCCTTGGAACATTCATGTCCGAGTCTAATTCGAGCACAATTTTCTCCGAGGCCGGAACTCAGACAAGCGCTAGAGCCGTTCCCATAGTCAGGGGCGTTCTTTTCACACCAAGCGGTGTCATTGCGGCTCTTTCTGGAAATAACGGGCAAATCAACACGCTAAATGCAACGACTGCGACTCCATCACAGGTAGGATTCCTTACGGGGGCTATCAGATTCTCAGACGGAACAAACGCAGGATTGCAGGAGTTTACCCTCTTCCTGTCAGGACACATTGCAACTTCGGCTTACCCGAACGTAATCACAGCATCATTTGATCCTGCAGCACAAAACTATTTCACTAAACTCTTCAATCAAGATCCCTTCAAGACAGAGCAGGCCGGTCACCTTCTATACACGGCATACGATGTATACTCACAGTATGCAGTCGCGACAGGCTCGGGCATCACAAATCTTGGCCCTCTTACTGCTGCGACCGCGAAGGCAGAAGAGATTGCATTCGTCCTCACAGGATCACAGACTTTCAACTCAGGAACTGTGGTTGTTCCAAACTATGAGGGATTTGAGGACAGGTTCGATCATCCTTCGTCACCTTATGTGATCTCACAGGATTTTGGTGGATCTCCTGTCAATCTCTTCAAGATTCACTCTCTTGATGATGGAACTTATGCGAACACAAGAATAAAGATCTCTATCAGCAATATCAAGCCATCCTCAGATCCGACGTCTGAGTATGGGTCCTTCGACCTTGCAGTTAGAGAATTCGATGACACGGATGACAACCCACGCGTGATTGACCCCTTCCCTGGGTTGACCATGAATCCGGCATCGGAGAATTTCATTGGCAAGAGGATTGGAGACCTCAAGACTTACTTTGACTTTGATAGGGTTGATGGATCACAGAAGATTGTCACTGAGGGTCTCTATCCTAACAGGTCAAATTACATCAGGGTCGAGATTCCTGACGATGTAATGAATCAGGAGGTTCCAGCAAACGCGCTACCGGTTGGTTTCCGTGGAATGTATCACCTTGTTACCTCCGGGTCTTCTTTCCTTGCATCACCAAACTCAAGTGACCTGTACAGGGGAGCAATAGTCCCACCTGTACCGTTCAGGAGGAACATTGCAAAGGGTACAGGTAACGCTCTTTCCGTGAGTCAGGTACTTCACTGGGGAGTCCAATTTGAAGCTAATGACAGTCTATTGGAGCCCAACAAGAATTCAGTCTCGAACAGGGACATTGCCTCCAACACAAAGTACTTCCCGAGGTACCACACATCGGTTGCAAATTCTTTCGTTGGTGACAATGCGGGTGCCGTAGATGCAAATGGTACAGTGTACGATGCTGACAGGTTTAACAACAACAAGTTCACAATAGAGAACATCCAGGTCATCACGGCGAGCAACGGACTCCCAGATCCAAACCAGTGGGGATCGGCGGCATACACGAGGAACGGAGTTCTTCAGTCTGGATTCTCAAGGAAGCTGAGGGTATCTGACCTCGCGGACGCAGGTTTCGGAGGAGGTGGTGCTGACGTTAGGAAGTACGCCAAGTTCACCTTCCCTCTCCAGGGTGGATTCAATGGATTGAATATCTTCAACCAGGACAAGTTCAACCTCACAAATAACGCAGCGCTGCGAGAAATGGATTACTCGGCAACACAGGGTGGTCCAAATGGTGTGACAGTCGCAACCTACAGGAAAGCAATCGACATACTTGCCAACAAGTCAGACGTTGATATCCAGCTTCTTACGATTCCTGGACAAAGAAATCCCGGTGTAACCGATTATGCAATCGACGCTGTTGAGAACAGGTTCGATGCCATGTACATCATGGACATCGATGAGTACAACAACGGATCAGAGGTCATAACAGGATCGAACACGGATGCAAATGTTTCAATTACTGCAAACTCATTCTCACAAAGAAGGCTTGACACATCATTCGCGGCCGCGTACTATCCTGATGTTATTGTGACTGATCCTACAACATCGACAAACGTTGTTGTTCCTCCATCAGTTGTGACACTGGGAGCCTTTGCACTCAATGATGCTCTTGCATTCCCGTGGTTTGCACCTGCCGGATTCACGAGAGGAGCTCTTTCGACGACCACAGAGACTGGAACAAGGCTCAACAGGTCAAACCTTGACACGCTCTATTCGGTAAGCATCAACCCAATAGCCTCGACACCTGCTGAGACTGGCACCACTCCGATAATCTACGGTCAAAAGACCCTTCTTGCAAGGTCTTCTGCACTCGACCGCGTGAATGTCAGGCGCCTCCTCATTGAGATCAGGCGCAGGGTGAGAGCAATTGCGAACACATTCCTCTTCGAGCCGAACAGGGCGGCAACGCTCGCCAGGTTCCAGGCCGCGGTCACACCGATACTCTCACAGATCCAGACCCAGCAAGGTGTCACAAGGTTCCTTGTGAAGATCGACACAACCACAACGACACAGGCCGATGTTGAGAACAATACAATTCGCGGCAAGGTCTTCGTTCAACCGACAAGGTCAGTGGAGTTCGTCTCACTGGACTTCGTGGTCACCAACCCAACAACATTCAGTCAGGAAACTTGATTAAAGATTTCCTTGTTGCGATATAGATAAACGTAGGAGTCAAAATGGCAGAGACGCTATCAGTCACAGATATGTTGCCCAACAGGTTCGAGCCGAAGCGCAAGTTTCGGTGGGTACTTGCAATAGAGGGCATCGACGCATTCCTCGTCAAGTCAACGGCGAGGCCAACTGTTGAAATTTCAGAGCAGCCCATTCACTGGATCAACACAGTGAGGTACATCTCAGGAAAGCAGACGTTTGGAACAATATCAGTAACTCTTTACGACCCAATTGCTCCATCAGGCGCCCAGCAGGTTATGGAGTGGGTTAGGACTCACTACGAGTCGGTCTCAGGCAGGGCAGGCTATGCAGACTTCTACAAGCGCGACCTGCAGCTCAAGATGCTCGACCCCGTCGGAACGGTCGTAGAGCTTTGGGACATCAAGGGAGCCCAACTCACGAACGCAACATTCGGTGACCTTGGTTACGACTCTGAGGATCCCACCGACATTGCCCTGACGCTCAGGTTTGACAACTGCGTCCTCCAGTTCTGATTCTGTACTGAATCATTCCTGAAAATAAGATCGCTCCCGGCCGGTTCTGCCCCGACGGGAGCGATTTTCTTTTTACTGTCATTTTCTATTTCGTATCATTAATCTGAAATCAGCTTGGAGGAAGCTTGTCAGATCGTAATGAGAGAAATCAAGTGTTCGGAGGATCCCCGGGAATTCCGACACGGGATGTGATGAAGGATGACTTTGGATTTGAGATTCCGGTAGAGTCAGTTCCCATGCCGTCACGGGGCCTTGTCTATCCATCAGATTCTCCTCTTCACGGAAAGGACACAATCGATATCAAGGCAATGACTGCTCGTGAGGAGGACATTCTAACCTCTAGGGCTCTCATCAAGAAGGGAACCGTCATCACCGAGCTCATCAAGAGCTGTGTGACTGACAAGAGGATCGAT